GGCATTGGAGGGTGCTGGTTCTGCGGGCGCGGTTTCGGTGACAACGGAAGGCCAGGCTGATCGACTCGGGTATGGTGTGCTAGTTCAGTTGGGTGTGGTTTTTGGTACAGTTCCGGCAGAGGGTGTGGTTCCTTCCACATTGGTTCGAGGCGCGTCGATTGGTGAACGTCGCCTGAGCCCGGACACGGTTCGAGCGATTGCGTTGGAAATCGCTATTGCTGAGGAAAACGACGCCATTTATACGGCGCTTGTTGCACTTGCGCAAGTCTGAAATCAACGAATGAGTCAGGCGAGTGTCCTGACTCTCTTCACCGGCCTCTGTGTCGGGTCAGGCCCCGTCAATACTCGATAGGCGGTGTGTCCTGTTTGTTACATCGAGGTTGAGGAATGCAATGTCCAACTTTTTGTATCTGTCGCGTCCGTGGTTTGTGTGCTTTGAGGGTGAAGATGATGCCGCAAAGGCTGCGGCTGAAAAGGCTGCGGCTGAAAAGGCTGCGGCTGAAAAGGCTGCTGCCCGTGCCAACAAGACTTTCACTCAGGAGGAGTTGAATAGCATCCTGGCGGAAGATCGTCGCAAGCATCAAACTCAACTCAAGACTCAGGAAGAGAAATTGCAAGAGGTCTTGAAGAGTCAATCGTTGACTGAGGCTGATCGCAAAGCGTTGAAGGAGAATCTGGAATCGGTCCAGGGCCAGTTGCGGTCGGCAGAAGCGGCTGCGGCCAAGGAAAAGCAGGAGTTGGAGCAGGCGTACCAGGTAAAACTCGTGGAGACGGAAAAGAAGGCTCATAGCTGGGAGGCGATGTATCGGGACTCTACGATTCAGCGCTCACTGCAAGATGCGGCTGTGAAGAACGACGCTTTTAGTTCTAGCCAGATCGTCACGATTCTCAAACCCATGACGAAGCTGGTGGAAGTCCTTGATCCCGTGACGCAGCGCCCTACGGGTCAGTACGAGGTCAAGGTGGTGATGATGGATGTTAACCCGAAGACGAATCAGCGCGAGGAAATGACGCGCACGCCTGAAGAGGCGGTGGCTCGCATGAAGCAGTTGCCCGAAGAGTTTGGCAACCTTTTTAAGGCCAACGTCGTGTCGGGTATTGGTTCAAGTTCAGTAACCGGCGGCTTTGCGCCGGGTCAAGGCGGCAAGCTGGATGCGGCAGCGATTAAGAAGCTGACGCCGGAACAGTACCGCGAGATTCGAGAGAAGAACCCTGGATTGCTCGGTTTCGGTCCTAAGCGCCGCTAAATGTCTTACCAGGGGTCGGTGTCTGGTCACTTGTGTGCTGTAGGGTTGCGGGTTCCGTGCTCGCGCCGGCCCGAGTGAAATCAACAACCTTTGGAGTGTGTAACATGAATTCCCTTTACCTGTCTCAGCCCTTTGTGGCCTGCTTCGAGAACAACCTGGATGCCTACATTCCTGAGCTTTGGGCTCAGGAGGGGCTTATGATTCTCGAAGAGAACATGGTTATGGCGAACTTGGTTCACCGTGACTTTGAGAATGACGTTGCCAAGTTCGGCGATGTTGTGAACACCCGGAAGCCCGGCGAGTTCAAGATTTGTCGGAAGACTGACGGGACGACGCTGACTCAGCAGGATGCTACGGCTACCAACGTGGCGGTGCCGTTGGATCAGTGGTTCTACTCCAGCTTCGTGATCCGTGACGGAGAGGGCAGCAAGTCGTTCCAGGAGTTGACTGACATCTACCTCCGGCCTGCAATGCTGACCATTGCGCGGGGCATTGATCGTGCGCTGCTCGGGCGGGTTCACGCTTACCTTGGCGATCCTGATGATCGTGTCGGCAAGCTGAACGGCTTGTCGTACAGCACGGCGAAGGATTGTGTACTGGAGGCGCGTGAGAAGCTGAATATCGGTAAAGCTCCGATGGATGGTCGCCGGTTGGTCATGGCTCCCACGGCGGAAACCGCCATGCTCAAGACCGACATTTTTCTGAAGGCGAATGAGCGCGGTGACGGCGGCTCGGCGTTGGAAAGCGCCACCCTCGGCCGTATTCTTGGGTTCGACACCTATATGTGCCAGAACGTCAACTGCCCGCTGTCGGGCAGCCATACGGACAGCGATCCGGTCACGGAACCTTATGCGGCTGGCACCACTGGTGAACTGGCGACCGTTCTTGCGCCGACAGTCGGTGAGTATGTGGTCATTGTTGGCAACGACCAGCCGACTTGGGCCACGGCTTCCGATGCGGCGAAGATCGAGTTGAACGAGGCCCTCAAGTATGCCACGCTGGACGACGCGGTTGCCACGCGCTGGGTGAAGTGTGTGAACGAGGCTACCAACCGCGCGTCCGGCTACAGCAAGGACATGACGTTCACGGTGGCCAGCGGGAAGCATCTGCAAGTTGGCCAGTTGCTCTCCTTCGGGACGACCCCGGCTGCTCGGCATACCTACACGATCATCGAGGCTGAAGTGGTCGATGCGACCCATACCAAGGTGTACTTGGATCGGCCGCTGACTGCCGCCGTTGCGACGGGTGCTGATGCGTTCCCCGGCCCCTACGGGTCGATGAACCTGGCATTCCATCGGGACGCCCTGGCCCTCGTCACCCGCCCCCTGGCCCTGCCGGATACCCGCATGGGCGTCATGGCGGCCGTGATTCCGCACAACGGGATCGGGATGCGTGTGTTGATGCAGTACGACATCAACGCGGGCGGCACGGTCGTGAACTGCGACATCCTCGCGGGTGTGGCGGTGCTGGACAGCGGACTGCTCGTGCCGGTGCTCGGCTAACCATCAGCCGATTCTGTCGGTAGGTAATGGCTGTCCGCTTGGAGTCATATTCGGGCGGACAGCCTTTCTTCGCTGTCAATTGTGTTTCTGACGGAGCGAGGCAATGAATGCTGACACCTTTGCCGACCTGTTGTTCCTGCTCAAGCAATACGGCCCCTTGATTCTTGTTACCGCTTTCTTTCTTTGGCAAAATTGGATACGCGAAGTTCGTATGAGCAAGCGCATCGAAGTCTTGGAAGACAAGCAGAGTAACGTATTGATGCCACTGGTGGAGCGATGTGCCGACGTGATTGCGCAGAATACCATGATGATGGAACGATTGGAAAAGGCTCTGGAAGACTGAGCAAAGAGTGCCGTTATGACGTATCCTGCAAGTTACGGTCTGAATCAGCAGATTCGTCGTGTGCTCTATGCCTTGAAGAGGCAATACGGCGGCACGATTACCATTTACCAAAATGGGACGGTGATTACGGATACGAAAACCGGTGCGGTGAGCCGGACAAAGACAGCCACGGTGATTCCGCGGGCTGTTGTTCTTCCGGCCCAGGTCAGTCGAGAGGTGAAGCAAAGCATCTCCTTGATTTCGGCTAATAAGCAGTTGGTTACGGGCGGTGGCTGGGAGCGGGGTAAGCGTGTGTTCATTGTGGAGCGCCGCGATGCTCCTAATCTTGTGCTTAAGGAGAGTGATTGGATTGGTTTTAACGGGCGAAAGTACACCATTGAAACCTTCGACGAATACGAGTTCGATTCCGCTTATCTGATTACGGCGAAGGAGGTCAAGGGCGAGGCTTTGGGCGTCAGTGGGTCGATCATTGCGGAGTCGGCCGATGATTTGGTGACACCGGCCTCGCTTGCTGAGGGGGAGACGTAGTATGTCGGCCGCTGATCCAAATTGGGCACGCTGGGTCTTTGCATCCGTGGCCACCTATCTCACGGAGGTAGCTGCGAGCAACGCATTGCCGTGTCTTGTTGAAGGGCTTGATGAACGAACGTCGGAGTTTCTGGCGGCCCCTGATCGCTGTGAAATCAGAATCACTGGGCCTTTTACCCGTGAGTTGAGTCACAACTATTTCCAGATGGAGGTTGTGGTAAATGTGCTTTTCACGAGCACTTACGGAGAGGAAAAAAACCAATACGCCATTCTCAAGACTGTTGGCGCTTTCCACGAGGCGATGGATGGAGCTATTGCGATTTACAAGTACGGAGATGAGCCGGGTGACGACGAGGAGGAATTGATTGGCTGCTTGTCGCCGGGCAACAAGCGGAGCGACAGTGTGCGGGTGTTGCACTTCGGGCAAGTGGACGCGACCACGAAGGTAAAACAGTCAATGGTGGACGCGCGTTACGTGATGGAGCTTTCGATTACTTAGGCAATTAGGCAAACAAAGTAAACAAGGAGATACTACGATGGCACGTATTGAGTTGAGGGACTGCGATGTGATTCTGCAAGACGGGCTTGCGGGTACTGGGGCGATCAATGAACCGGTGGCTGCGCCGGAGGAAGATGATACGGACTTTGATATTGATACCCTGGCGCTGAATACGGCGGATACGGATTTGGTGCCACTTGGTGCGCGCTTCACGGTGGCTGGTGAGACGGCCGCAACAACGGTGCATACTGTCACGGCGCGCACGCCCGCTGGCACGGGTCCGACGACTAACATTGTGTTTACTCCTGCCTTGGGTGCGGGGACGTATGTGGACGGTGGCGTGGTGACGTTCTTGCCGCAGAATCTTGACATCAAGATCGGCGATGGCAACATCACCTATACCGAGCACAACGAGTACAACTACGACCTGGACCGCGGGGACTTGGATACAGTGCGTGAAGGGAATCAGGTGCCGATGGACGTGAAGCTCGATGCCGTGTTCGAGCACATCACACAGGGCACCAGTGAAGCGGTCAGCCCGATGGATGCGTTCAAGGGGGTCGGCGGAGCGGACGAGTGGGTCAGCGCCTCGGCCGACTTGTGCGAGCCGTACTGCATTGACCTGATCGTCAAGCACACCCCGCCCTGTGGTACGTCGCAGCTTGAGACCGTGACGTTCCCGGACTTCCGCTCGGAAAGCCGGGAGATCAACTACAAGGATGCCACGATCTCGGTCAGTGGCAAGTGCAAGGCGACCGAGCCAACCGTCGCACGGGCGGATGCTTAGCGGTGACGCCGCGCAACATTGACTGAAAGGTGACATTATGGCACGCATTGAGTTGAGAGATGCGGACGTGATTCTCCAGGATGGCTTTTCCGGCTCGGCGGCCGTAGACGATCTAAGCATCGTTGAGGACGATACGACGCTGGAAATTGACACCGTGGCAGATTTGTCCAATGACGACACCATTGTGCCTGTGGGCGCACGCTTCCAAGTGACTGGGCACACGACGGTTTACACTGTGACTGCACAGGACGCCAATGAGGTGCAGACCGTCACATTGACGAATGTGACCGGTGGCCACTTCAAACTGACGTTTGACGGCCAGGTAACTGTCAACATCCATCACAACGCGCCGGCGGCTACTGTGCAGGCGGCCTTGAATGCCCTGAGCAACATTGAAGTTGGCGACGTGGTTGTCACTAGTGTCCTTGGCGGGTCGGCGTGGGTCGTCGAGTTCCAGGGCCAGTATCTTAATACTGGCGTGGCGGAAATGACGATTACGGACGTAAGCTTGACCGGTGAGGGCAAGATGTGTGCCGTTGCTACGACACATCCTGGTGGGACGACTTGGGAATTGACGTTTACACCGATGATTCCGGCCGGCGACATCCCGGCGATTGGCGATGTTATCACGTTCTTGCCGCAGCAGTTGACCATCAAGATTGGCGATGGCAACATCACCTATACCGAGCACAACGAGTACAACTACGACCTGGACCGCGGGGACTTGGATACGGTGCGCGAAGGGAATCAGGTGCCGATGGACGTGAAGCTCGATGCCGTGTTCGAGCATATCACCCAGGGCACCAGTGAGGCGATCAGCCCGATGGACGCGCTCAA